AAGATATTCAGAATATTTATCTGAGAAATACTCTGTATCACTCATTCTAATAAGCTGAATACTTTCTGGTATTATTTTTATTTTAATCATTTATTGTTTCTTTTTTATTATACCCTTCCTTATAATCTTTTTTATTATAATCATCAAATTCTTTAAAATATCTTTTAACTCCTTTTTCAGAAGTAAATACTCCACAAACACAATCCCAACCCATTTCTGGGTTAGTTATTACATAATATGTTTTCATAATTTTATTTGATATTTATAATACATATTCATTATATTATTAATATCTAAATCAAATATTCTTAAATCGGTTTTAACATTTTGATTAGTCGTTGCGTCCATTAATAGACAAAATATACCATTTTTATTACAATCTCTAAAAGTTTCTGGGTTATCATCAATAAAAATATCAACTCCAAATTCTTTTAACTTTTGTATTTTACTCTCTCCCCACCCAACTTGATGAACATTACTTCTTCCTGGTATTTGATTAATTTTAAGTGACTCTTTAGTCCATGCTTTAGGAATACCTCTAGCACTCAAAAATCCTTTGGGTTGAAAATTAGGTTTATTTTTTATTGGCAAACTTAACCAAAAATCTTTTTCTTTTGCTAGAATATGCAACCGTTTAATCATTAGTTTTGATTTACTCCATCCTTTTGGGACATTTGTATTAAATCTTTGGGCATAATGGAAATTCCAGTCAAAAATCACTTGATCTAAATCTAAGAATATGTTTAATTTATCCATACTTCAATTTTAAATTGTTTAATTAGTGTAAATAAGAAAAGGACACTTAATTGTGTCCTTTAAGTTCAGTTTGTGTTAAGCTAAACCATAAATTTTGTAATTGATGAACATATTCTATTCCAGAAGATACAAAATATTTTTTAAAGTCTTCTACTGAATGATCATCTGTATATTCTATACTAAATGACCATTTCTTATTACCTTCTCGAAAACAATAATGATAATCATCTATATAATGATACCAATATCCACCACTTCTTTTAAATCCGAATTTAATAAACCATTCATCAGTTAGCCAAATTGGGTTCATATCTTTAACAAATGGTAAGTTTCCTAAGCTAATTGTAAATTGACCATTACCTATTTTTGAAAATTCTGACCATTGACAAATATTTCCAATTCTTAATTCATTATTTTTTAACATTATTATACCATTTTATAAAATTTATTATAGAAAGATAAGTACTTTGTAATTTATCACCAGTATTATCAGCTATAATACTTATTGGATCTAAGGATAAATCAAAATAAATCATACAAGAACCTCTTTCTATTTCAACTATTGGAAAAATAAAATTATACTCAATTTCATCATCCATTCCAATCCATTGATAAGAAAATTCAGAACAATCTAAATTTTCAATGTATTCTACAACAAGCATTATCCAATTCCAAGATGGTCTTAATTCTATATCGTCTAGTCTATGTCCTTCAAGGTGTAGAATACTTTTATCAAATATCATACCATCTTTTATAGTATGTCCTAAAAATTCTATAATTAATTTATTCTTCTCTATTTGTTTCATCCATATGTGATTTTAATAACTCATAAAAGAAAGATTTAGGAATAATAGCAAATTCTCCTGCTGAAGTTATATTTGTATTACCTTCTTTTTGTACCTGAGCATTTCAAATAATGGCTAACGGCCGATCTTTTAAACCCACAACTTCATTTATCTTTTTAATTTGCGGAGTTACTTTTGTTTTCTTTAATTGAAAATAACAGGGTAAAACACCATCTCCATCATATATATCAATTTTCATATTATCTAATGCTTTACTAGATAATCTACTGGTTGTTATATTATCATTACCTGTTCATTCTTTGAGTTCATTAACAATCTGGCGTTCATATTGATTTCCCTTATTCTTGCTATAAGCAGGAGAGCGTTTCTTCTTAGGTTTAATCTCTTTATCCATAAAGTAATTTTTTAATTATTTGTATTTCATCATCTTTTAAAGTGTAGGCTTTATAATTCCATCTAAAATGCCCATATCCTAAAAATGTTCCTTCTTTAAAACTTGAAAATTTAGCAGTGGGGTGAGATTGCTTTTTTATTACATTATTAGAAATACTAATTAAAAGCCTTAATGCTCCGGAGGAATCATAATGTATATTTAATATATTTCTAATTTTATCAGATAAAGCAATTAAATTTTCAGAAGATTGATCACAAAATTTAGGACTCCAATTAGTTAAATTAGAATAATTCATAATGTATAGATGTTTTCCTATCCTTTTTTCATCAGAATTTACTGTGATTACTTTAATAGATTCAATAATATTAGTAACAATTTCATTTCTTTTAGATAATTTTTCAAACTCTTTTATTAAAACCATCCTGTAAATTTTTTTTCTTTTCCTAATTTATATTTTCCATTATCAACACTCCAATTGTTAACACAATTATCACATTTCCAAGTAGTTATTTTTAAATTAGAATAGTCTATATTATAGTTATCTTTGAAAGTTTTAATAGACATACAATTCCAAAATCCTTTATTAAATTTAACAGATAAATACCCACATTTACATTTAATTATATTAGAGTACATAAAAATGTTTTGTTTGTCTTATCATTTTATCTTTTACTATCAAATTAATTTCATCTATAATTGTCCAAAATACAGCAGAACTAACTTTTTTATATAAATCAGTTATATCTTTAGCATATTTTCTTTTTATAAATATACATCTAATGTTATACTTCTTTTTATATTTGTGTGCTCCTTTTACTCCAGGTAAATCATTATCAAAGAATAAAATTATATTATCATCAAATCTAAGATTAATCTTCTCTACTTGACGTTCAGTAAACATTACATTTTCTGATGTAGGAGCTATAGCATTTAATCCAAATTCATAAAAATTCATAGTGTCTTTTAAAGATTTTATAATGAAGCAATGAGAGCCAGTTTTAGGAAGTTGATTACTACCTTGAATTAAATTGGATTTCCAATTACTTAAAAATCTGTACTTAATTTTATTAGGCATATATAATCTCCATAATTCTAAATCATCTGAATTTTTGCCCTTATAATAGCCAAAAATTGGTGATGTTTCCGATGAAGAAGTGTGATAATTCCCATTTAAAAAAATATGTTTAATTGAAAAAACTTTATATTTTTTTAAAGTATTTAAAGAAATACCAAATGACAACCACCAATCTAATTCTTTCTTAGAAAATTCCTGTATCTCTACTTGAATATTAGCTTGAGTTGTTTCTTTTAATATATTATTTGAATAAGGTATTTTTGGTTCATTTATTGGTGCTTTTGTTTTTATTATACCAAAATCATTTGCTATAATCTTTAAAGCTTTATAATATGAACAAGAAAATATATACATTACACAATCAACAAAACCAAAAGTCAATCCAGCAAAATCTTTAAATATTAAATTTCCCCTAGAATTTTTATAAAAAGCACAAGTTGGGGTATTATCAACTCTTATAATAGGAGGGCAACAAAATAAACCTTTTTTAACATGAACTCCCAAGTAATGCTCAAAATAAGCTTCTTGGGAGTTCTTTGATAATAATAATTCTTTAGTTATTCTTGGAGCAACATCTAAATGATACTCCATTTATACTAAACTTCGAAATTTAGATCTAAATCAGCCAACCCATCAGAAGTATCTTCTTCTTCTAATAAATTATCATCATTATCCATATTTGTTGGTTTAGCAGTAGAAGCATTTTTAATCCTTGTTAATTCATAAGGAGTAAAAGCTACTTTATCACCAATAAAGTTATTACGAATATATGCTTTACCTTCTCTATTAACTGCTGCAAAGAATACAGGAAATTTAGGTTCTCCTTTAGTGTTGTTAATAAGTTTAATTTTAGTTTCTGTACCTACCCCTTTAATTAAAATCTTTTCAACTAAAATACGAATACCATCCCAATCTTTGGCTATTAATTCTTTTTCTTTACTATCAATAGCTTTAGCTACACTAGGATTAACTACATCAATAAGATGTTTAAACATTAGCATTATTGATTCTTTAACTGATGGTTGTGGTATTTTATTAATTTTACCATCTTTGTCTTTATATTCTGATTCTCCTCTAGCAAAATCACTTAAACCACCAAATCCATCAGGAGTTGGTTCAAAAATTACGTGTTGAAACTCTCCATCATCATTGGAAAATTTAAAAACTAATGTTCTAAATGTTTTTGTAGGGTCTTTTTTACCTTCAAAATCTTTTATCTCTACACCATCAAAAGTTACGTCAAAAATGTCGTTACCTTTTAAGGCTGGTTTTACTGTTGATTGTGATGTTCCTGCTGTTGCTGAAAACGAAAAATTATTACTCATGTATATTATAATGAAAAAGTGAAATCGATTATATCTTTGGTATCTGTATTATTTTGTGACAATTCTTTAATTTTTTCAATTTTAGCTTTTTTAATTTTAGGGGTTGGAAGCTCAATGCCCACACTTTCACTTACTGAATCTCCAACTGGAATCATTTTATAGATACCACTTGCATATTCTTCTAAATGAAATTCATTTCCATACTCACTAAGAACTTTATTAGCAGTTCCTCGATAGGAAATAGTATTTGTTTTTGTTAATTTGTTACCAGAACCTTCTTCATCAAATGATAAATCACTGCCAATTATAGGCATTCTTCTGTTACCAAACTTTTCATATTTAATATTTACCCTACTTTGCCATTCTATCTCTAGTGCTTTAGCTGCTTTAGAATTAAATACTAATTTATTATCTTCAAGCCTCACAATAGGAGTAGGCTCATCATCGTCCTTAGCTTTAGGTTTTTTAGTAGATGCTGCTCTTTTAGCTGTTGCTGAAACCTCGTCTACTAGACATTTTACATTAGATACTGTTTCTGTATCTAGATCAAAATCAAATGTTACATTTACTTTTTTAATCATTCTTAATCCTCGTTATTATATTTATCAATAGCCTTAAACACAAAATCTAAATCATTATCAATATAATGCTCATCAAAACAACCCATAGGTGTCTTTGCTGTGTTTGTTCCATCTGATTGTGTTGCAAATTTATAGTCTATTTTACCATCTCCATTTTCTACCCTCTCTGTAAATAAAACATAAGTGAATAATCCCTCTAAGGTAATCATATTATCGATCATTTTTCCAATCGTCTTTATTTTAAACTTTGGATTTAAAGCATCACCTATATTTTCACTATGTGTTAATATGAACACCTTCATATCATCTCTCATGTCCATAGCTCCTTTTAAAATAGAGTAAAAGTTTTGGGCTATCTGAACAAATTTATCAAAAGATTTTTCCTGTGCCCTATCCATTGCTTCAAAACTCATTAAATATTGACTATCATCAATAATAACATTTTTGATATGAGGCATTGTTTTATCAATTACTTTAAGTATTTGACCAATTTTTTCTACACTACTCGTATTATATAAATTACCTTCAAATTGTTTCTTTTCATTTTGAGTTAATTGTACATAATTTTTTCTATACCCTTTAAAAGGAAGGGCTTTCCTTGCTACATTTACAATAAAAGTTTCAGTTGAGTCTAAATTCCTTAATGAAGTAGATTTACCACTTCCTGATTCTCCTACGATTGCTCCTAATTGTCCCAATTTTTAAAATTTAAATAAATTTTCATCATTATCTATTTCTTTTTCATCATCTTTACTAATTATTAATTTACTATCTGGAATTAATTCCAAATAAGGTGTATAATCATTTATTTCATTTGGTTTTGGTAATTCTCTAAACATATTTATTTCTCCAAAGAAATTAGAACCTATATTAATACCACTTCTACCATATCTATTCTTTATAATTTCAACTAAAATAAATCTATTCTTTAGAATCTTCGCTATAGGGTATCCTTCACAAACTGCTACTTTTTCACGGTAGGGACTATAAAGGGCTATAACAACTTCTGAGGCATCTGTTGTTCCAGATGAATCTTTAAAATCTTCAAGCCCAACAAGTTCAAATCCTTGTGTTTTACGATCTACCGACGATATACCTCTATTAAGTTGTTGAACCATTACTCCAGAAATATTACATTTATTTCTAAAATATATCATATAATCACAAGTAGTATCTATTCTTTCTTTTTTAGTTCCTTTGCCAGCAACTAAAGAAATATGATCTATAATTACTACTTTATACATAGTTGAATCATTCTCAGAATATTCTTCTTTATGAGGGCCTAATTCAACAAATGTGCCATAATTTTTTAACCACTCTTTACATGTTGCATAAATACCATTAGGGGTTAATGCTTTGTCATACACGGTTAATTTTTTATCTAATTCTTCCAACCATTTTTCTGATCTTTGAATTAACTCATAATTTTCTTGTGAAATAGGACTTGTTAAAGATAAAATATCTTCAAAACTTACAACTTTTTCAAAAGTATCATAAATATATCTAGATAATATTTTAGCCAATAAAACTTCTAAAGACATTTCAAAACTATACATTAAAATAGCAATTGCTTTGTCTCCAGCATTTTTTAAGAGGTTATAAATAAATATATCTAATGTAAATGATGTTTTACCTACACCACTTGATGCCCCAATTGTGTATAAGTATCTTCTTTGTATTCCATAAATTACAGAGTCGAGTTTTTTGAGACCTGTTGGAATACCAACATTTTTACCATCTTTTCCATTTTTAATAGCTTTTAATAGCTTTTTATGCGCCATTCAAAGATTTTAATTTTCTATTATGTAATAATATTTTCATCCATATAAATATAGAGACACTATTAAGAAGTAGTGAAAAAAGAACTCTTAAAATATTTACTTGAAATATATTTATAAAACTAGCCAATCCTAAAATTGAACATAGTATTATAAAGAACCAAGAAATTATTATTACTTTTTTTGGGCTATTTAAAAATTTACTCATTATATTAATTCTGAATTTTGATAACCATTAATATCTCCACTATTTTTAATAAATTCTAACTCTGTCCATTTTCTACTAGCAATAAATTCAGTAATTGAATAATTAACTAAATTATTTTCTTTACCAAATTCTAGGGCACTCATTACTTCATCATGAGTAATTTTAGAACTTTTAATTGTTTTAGCATAAAAAATACAGAAAGCATCTAAAGAAAATAAACCAGCTTTAGTAATATTTTTAATACTGCACATTTTACCTTTAATATTTATAAAAGGAGGATAAGAATCAAATAATTCTTTCCCTATTTCATTTGCCTCTCTCAAATACTTTTTAGTAAAATTCTTATTAAAAGGGATAGTTTTATAATTTAAAGTATCTCCTTCTTGTGGTATTTTAAAAGTAGCATTTATTACTTTTTTATCTACCAAAGAAGTTAAAACAACTCTAAATAATTCTTTTCCATTAGAAACATTAGATAAATATTTTATGAGTAAAGCTGGTTCTCCATCAATTGCTAAATATAATAATCTTAATACAAATAGTTCAGTAGGAGTTAAATTGCTTGAAATATAAATATTTATTTCTTCTTCCAACGACATATATATTCTATTAAGAGTTTTTCTTTTAATTCTAAAAAAGAGTTAAGAACTTCTAATTCTTTTTTGTTAAAATTAAAAAACTTTGGTTTCTTGTTTAAAGCCATTAGAAATCCCCTTCATTTACTTGTAAACAAATAAATCCTAATTCTCTCCACCGTTTAACAACACCACTTCTATCCTCAAGAATAAAGGAAACATTTTCTGGAGTTAGTCCTGCTTTTTGTACTAATTCTGGTTTGACAATAGTATCTGGTCTATAATCATTATTAGAACGCATTAATAATCTAAAATCTGTATAATTAAATACATTTTCTAATAACCAATATGTAGTCTCTTTTCTAATTGATTCTTTTCTCCCTGTACAAAAAATTATACTATAATCGTTATGATATAATGTTCTAACCAATTGAC